ACCCCCGCCCCGGGTTCAGCAGAGTCATACGGACGAAACAATGACCGTTAGATGGAATGGATACGTGGATGGCTGAGATTAATTGTCAAATGAAAGAAGAAACTAATAAGCGTGCGGAGTACGCGTGAGACATAATGGTCCCCACTAGTATGCCTTTACTTTACTTTAAGTAAAGGTTGGATACAGCTGTAACGCGTCTTCTTTTGCACGCCACTAATTCTCTTTCCTTCGAGGCGAAGGAAAGCATCTCTCTGCCTATATAAGCATCGTCTTCGTTGTGTTCATCCACACAACGAATTCAATGGGTTTGAGATATTTTTCTGTTCTGCCGGAAGAATTGAAGGAGAAGATTGTTCGAGAGCATATGAGAGAAGAGAGGAAGACTGAGTTCTTAGAGAAGGCTATTGAAGATAGCTGTAGAAGATATGAAGCGTTTATAACAGAAGATCCGTCATATGAGGATCTTCTTTCTCTGAGTAAGTTTTTAGATTCATTAGTTAATTACGTTGGTGATAAATTGAACACAAGGTGTTTAATTAAATGGAAGAAAGATGTCCCAGTCAAGGTTAAGTATGGAGTTATGGAAGAACAACATATTCAGCTCTATGGTCCTTTAGACATGGAGGATATGTTATGTGGTGAGTTGTTGCTACCCGAAGAAGATGAAGATGATATTACATATGAAGATGGTATGATAGTTCATTGCAGTCAGTTAGATAGATTATTTAGTGATTTAGGAATTAATGTAACTTATATTACTGTAAGTAATAAATGTATTTGTACTCCTTTGAACAAGGAGGTTGTAATTGTATGATACCATTAAATGAATAAAATGATAATTGTTGTATTTATTACAACTCTACCTATCACTCACAATATTGAATATAATTTATGAATAATACTTCCGCGAAGCGGCATGGAGAAAATAATTATGATAAATAATGAGTTAGGCTTTGTATAAATAATATCAAGTGACGTCACTTGATCCCGTGCTGAGCTGGGGCGGGGCTTAGTATT